CTCTGGTACCGTGATTTAGATTACTGTTATTTAATTTACTGTTACACTTTACGGATGTAACCCCGGATATCCGATACACTTATGTGAATCACAGCTGATATACATACTTCTATGGGATGTCTTTAAATGCCTTTATTCTTTTTATATCTGGTTTTTCTGGAACGTGTTGCTTTGTAATACATTCGTTTTCGCGTGGGTTGTCTCGGGACACAAAAATAACCACAAAAATCACGGTAATTTAACTTTCCATAGTTACGGTTGGCCTTTTCTGGATTGGTTACGAGTATGCCGCTTGCATCATAGTGGGTACTCGGTTTGTATCCGGGTTTATGAGACCAATATCCTTCGTCATTCAGTCTATAATAATGATAATCTTCACCTGGGTCTACCACCAGAGCGCCTTTGTATTCATTGGATTTACACTTTTTGGTAAACGAAGAACGACGAATGGCTGGACTGTCTGCTATCGTACGTTTCATGATATTTTTACAGTTGAGACTCTTTTTGGTAATCGCAGGATACCCTGCAGCATATCCAGGCTGAGAGCGTCTACAATAGTTGATGTTTTTATATTCCTTCCGACACAATTGTGCCGCCTCTGGACTTTTCAGATTTAAGAAGTAAGAGTAACAATTATGGCTCTCCCTCACGTTCTGACTTTCGTTGAAGGAACCGTTTGAATTCAAAACACGCTGTCCCATTACAATAGGCAAAGATAAGAATAATCTGTATCATTATTTTCAGCAGTCAATATAATGGAACTAGAAACAATGTCCGTGTCTGATATTAAAAAGTATTTCACAAAAAATAGCAGCATTAACTTTTTGAATGACTTTACGTTGCAGGATGTAGAAGATGCAAAAAAGAGTATTTATATGAAATACTACAAAAAAGAAGGTGAATCTTTTCGTCACACCTTGGATAAAGCGGCCGAAATGCTAGCCAAGGATAAATTTTACGCAGGCATCAAAGAAGAACAAGGAGAGGCTGTCAAAAACACCGTGAGAGATGTACTCAACGCCAACTACAAAAATACCATCACAAAACTCATCATGGTAGATTCCCAATACCGTCCTCAACTCAATGAGAACGAGACAAATTTTATCGTTCAATTTAATGAAAAGATAGTCAATGCCGTTTCTTTAGAAATGTCAAATATTCAAATTCCCTATACTTTTTATAACATTGAAGCGAGACAAGGCAATAACCATTTTATCTTGACCACCGTGACGACGGATGCAAGTGGGAGCCCTCTCTATCAGAACGTGGAGATTAAACTAGACGATGGACACTATAAAACATTAGATGATTTGATTGACAACCTCAATCCAAAAGTGGTCTCTTATAATTTAACGTTTAGTATCAATGCTCTTACCAAAAAATGCACGTTATCTAATACAAGCACGAATCATTACAAGTTGACCTTCTTGACAACCCGAAGTAAAATCAATCATTGTCTCGGATGGTATTTAGGGTTTCGTAAATTTCAAGGGTCTAACTTTGCAAACAAATACATCATGTTGGAATATGACCTACCTATGCGCATTGCACCCGCCGTACCAGGTGTCTCTCCGATTGTTCCTTCGACTATCCATGGAACTACTGTCGCCACGGTACCTCATCCCAAATATTTTGTGATTGTCATTGAAGACTTTAACAATAATCAAACCGCAGATACCATGATACAGAACAATATAAAGCCCGAAAATAGCAAACCCACTTCTTATTTCACACAAGACCCTTTGTTAGAGTCTATTCTTCCGGATAACTTGGATAGTTATTTGGCCAATGTACCCAACCGAACCTTGACAAAAAGTCAGCTATATACCATCGCTCAACAAAATCTAGAAAAACTAAACCTATACATCCAGAATACCCGTCTGGAGGTACATGCTCCCAATCAAGTGATGGGCATTATTCCTTTTGAAGAATCCAAGTGTGACTGGGGCGCACTGATATTTACGGATAAAAACAAATACACGAGAGAATATCATTCGCCCACGAACATAGACCGAATTCATGTGAAAATCTACGACGACAAAGGATTTCTTCTAAACCTAAATGGAAGTAATTGGTGTATGACGCTTATCACCAACAACCTGTACAAGTATTAATTCAGTGTTTTCAAGAATGCATCTACGTCTCGTTTTCCACTATAGGGCTCTGCCTTTCCATTTTGGAAGACAAGAATGGTTGGAAACCCATCAATCTGGTATTTGTCAATCAGAGCTTGTTGGTCTGCCGTTTTGCCTCCAACATCAATCATAATCATTCGTTTTCCATTCTTATTGGCTTCTTCCGCAGCTTCTTTCCAAACCGGTTTTATGGTCTTGCAATGACCACACCAGTCTGCATAAAACAATGCAAGAATTTTATCGTCTTGGTGAATATGTTTATCTACTTCCTTTGGACTGCATTCAAATCCCTCCTTAAGAAAACGATTGTAAACATAAAATAAAACAATCAAGATAAGCATCACAACAAATAGCTTGGGAAGATGGTCCTTTTTAAACATAGGATTCTTGAACATCACTTTGGATAATTTTTTGTTCATACTCCGAAGCATATACAGTTAGACTATATTTAATTCTTAGGCGAAAATGATTCCTGTGAGTTTATCTTTGATAGGTTGAAACAACATCGGAACCAAAATACCAAGACAAAAGGTCTTAAAGTCAGGAATGGTTGCATTTATACTGTCCGAAGATGGAACATCTGCTCCAAATGAAGCGAGTAACACGGCTATTATATTCCAAGTCATAATAATGATGTTCAAAATCTTAATGATAATCTCCAGAAGAGGTCTTACCGTATAATCCCAAAAAAAGGAGATTAAAATAAACACTATCAAAATAACCAAAATATAAGGAGAATTTGGGATAAGAATATAAAGTATGATAGACCCAAGGAGTCTCACCAAATTAAAAACAAATATCAATATCCCTCGGATTCGGTTAATCGTAAATATAATTAAAAATCGGAGTAATCTATAAAGACCGTTCAATATGTCTACAAAGTAGATTTGATGCCCCATAACTATTTTGTATAAGTATTTTAATTATACAAAATACAGTCGCTTCATGTAGGGATCGAACCTACGACCTAACGGTTAACAGCCGTTCGCTCTAACCAACTGAGCTAATGAAGCAAAGCGCTAGAAAATACTAGCGAAAGAATCTATGATGGGACTCGAACCCACAATCCCCAGATTAGAAGTCTGGTGCGTTATCCATTGCGCCACATAGACCTCCATCCATAGTTATGGAGAATCTTTAAATCATTTAACAGTAAAAATACATTATGACTGTAAACTTTATGACTGTAAAAATACATTATGACTGTAAACTTTAGGACCTAAAAATATATTTGAAAATATTGGTCTTAAATCCATTGAAGCCGCTACTCGCGGAAACGGTATAAGCTCCAAAGTTCTCTACATAGACCCATTCTCCAATAGCCAATTCGGGTAACAGAATGTTGTCTGCGATTAAATCTATGCTGTCACAAGTCGGCCCAAAGAGTCGGCTCTTGATGAGCATGCCGTCTCGTTCATTGAACGGTAAAATCACGGGTTTGCAATAGTCAAACATGATACAGTTAAACGAATTATAAACACCATCATTTAAATAATAGACAATTTGCTTTTCTCCGGCTTCATCCTTTGCCTTTTTCTTTCCAATGACATTGAGAACCAACGTGTGACTTCGCTGAGAAAAATAACGTCCAGGTTCGGCAATAAATTGAATATTTCCATCTTGGAAAAAGTCGGCTATGCCATCGTTGACACGTTTGGCGATTTCCTCAAAACTAACTTCAGATTCGGTACCAGGAAACCCTCCACCAATGTCAATGGTATTAATCGTGATGTTTAGTTTGGCTGCAATGTCTGCCGCTTTTCGGCAATCCGAGATGGCTTCGTAAAACCGGTCTGCACAAGAGCAACCACTTCCCACGTGAAAACTAAACCCAATGACGTCAAGCTTCAACATCTTGGTAAGAGACAACAGTTCTTCTACTTCGGACAACGCACACCCAAACTTTTTGTTAAATTTACAGATACTTTTACTATCGTCTACGGCCAATCTTAGCACAAGCTTCGCATAAGGATGATAGAGTTTGATTTTATAGAGCTCTTCTTCACAGTCAAACGTCATCAAGTCCACGTCGTTTGCCCGAGCATACCGAATTTGAGAAGTCATTTTACAGGGATTGGCGAAGATAATTCGGGATGGGTCTCTGGTAATCTCTATGATGGTTTTCATCTCATTTTCGCTGGCGCAGTCAAAGTTTGCTCCTAGTGACGCAAGGGCCTCTATCATCACCAGATTAGGATTAGACTTCATTGCATAATACGGTTTCACCGTGGGCAAAAGCCTTACCCAGGTCGTATAGGCATTGGTGACTTCACCCAAGTCTACAATGTAAAAAGGATGGTCGCTTTGGTTGTCTTCCAGAAAGTCATTGATAATGTCATACGTATCCCGATTAGAACCATAGAGTTTTACGTTGTATTTCTGCAACAAAGAATTGTCTAGGCAAGGATTGACGTCTCGTTCTTCCATCTTTTGTAATTTGTGCACATGTGTTTATGTCTTTTCTTCTGTTCTTCTTTTCTTACTGGTATGTATATGGTTGGAGAAATAACCTATAGTGATGGAAGAAAGGTGATTCATAGAGAAATGACCGATGAAGAAGTCAAGTGTATGTTCAACAATATTCGTCTCAATACAGGGTTCTCTTTTCCGGACCAGCTCATTCAAGATTTTATGGATGGAGACATTGTCCCTACCTTTAAAAAGTGTCTCCACTTCAACCGAGAAGACTTTCGTACCTTGGTTCGTCCCATTCTCAAAAAAAAGGAACGCAAACGTCTTCCCAGACCCACCACACAACGTAAATCCAAAGTGACGCCGATTCCGACTACATCCAAGGCCAAAGGGATGAATCCCAAGAATAAAATGAAAATGAAAATGAAAGCGAATCAAAAAACAGGAAAGCGAATCAGAATCCGACGAACCTCTTCCGTGTCAGGATAATCTATAGAATAATCTATAGAATAAATATAAAAACGTCACGTGAATAATTGTAGAGTAATGACCGACCTATTTATCAGTCTCTTTTTTTATCATGTCACCATGATGATGTGTATCTTTTTTTTAGCAAGACGTATCCTACTATTGGAGGACCATGACGAATAAGAATATAAAAAGAAAAATGAAATAGAGACATATGCAGGACATGTTCGCGATGTTCGGACTTTATGCAGTGGGTATGTTCATTGGATTTATCTCTATTCCTTTGTTTGTGCGTTTTAAACGGATGGATGAAAAAGAGGCGATTGAATTTGATGAGGGGTATAATCAAATTCTGTTGGTGTTCAAGTTTATGGAAGAGGTAGAGGAAGCTCCAGATTCTTCGTTGAACGAAGAAGAGCTCAAGGGTCTAAAAGATAAGATTCTTCGTTATGATATTCCCTATTTACAACATCATGTCATCATGTTTTACGATGTAGAAAAAGAAGCCTTTTGTTATTATTCCAATTCTACGATTATCTACAAGTATCTGAATGTGGTCGCACGAAAGTATGTATTGGACTACGAATGTAAACAAATCTATAAAGAAATGGTTGCATGTACAAAGAAAGAAGAAAAAACGATAACGTTTGGTCAGTTTGTCCCAAAAGTCGGAAAAACTACATTGGAAAAAGATATGAATCGGTTTCTTTATTTAGGAAATCTTCATGAATATAAGCCTGCCTTGCCGGAGCCTAATAAAATTACTTTTTCAGAATATATGCAAGCTAAGAGACGGGAGGTGGATTCCTCTTCTTCCACTCCAGATACCCAATCGACAAAGACAGATTGAAAGAGGAACCTAAATTACGTTTGGCGATTTCATATGCTTTGAGCTGAGCAGGGGTCAATTGTTTCAGATACTCTTCTTCCATGTTTATCTAGACCGGATGTTTTTCAGGTCTTTCAATTTTAAAAGAGACGAGAAGAAAATATTGATACTATATATCATGGGTGCAACGTTAAGTTTTATAGGTTCGAAGAACGATGTGGTGTTGAGCATGGAATCTGCAAAAAAAAACTTGGAGGTAGCTCGTACCAATTTACAGAATGAACAGGCCAAATTAAAAGAAGCCATTGATAATTTCGCTATGCCTGCAGATGGAATCGCAAATACAAGTACCATACTCAAAGCGAAAAAAGAAAAATTAAAAGAGCCCGAGCAAAAAGTAAGGCTCGCCCAAGCTTCTTATGAAAAGGCAAGTTCCGAATATGAACTTGCAAAAGCTGCAAATTCGACCAAATCAAAATCTAACACGCCGGGTACACTCAATCCGCTTCCTGAAGAACGACGGGAAGAAAATAAAAGTCAAAGAATTGAATCTAGAAATAGTGTTGGATTCAATGGTCTTAAAAATCACAAGGGAGAAACTGAAACGAGAGTTGGATTCAATGACCCTAGAAATAAAAAGGGAGAAACTGAAACGATTCCTGGGTTCTCTACCAAACTTTCCCCACCTGCGAATAGACTTATACCTCCTAATCCTAATCCTAATACGAAACTAGGCGGGCGGTCTAGAAAAATAAAAATGAAACTCAAAGCCAAGATGAGACGAAAGAGAGCAAAAACGTTAGTACGACGATAAGTTAGTACGACGATAAAAAAGATTCATATAGAGTGACCTTGTAAGGAACTTTTTCTACATGAACCTCATCCCCAGAAGACAAAGAATCGCACCCTGGACTTTGTGTACACATGCGTCGCTGATATTCAATCGGTAGTTTGATGCCTTGTTCCAATGTATAATACGCCCATTTGTCTCGGCGATTGAGTTGCCGACCAAACAATGGAAGCCGGTCACGATGAGGGGAGGTTAAATACCCTAGTTGACGGAAATCAGCTTCGTGATATCGCACCGGAGGTACATAGACATTTTTGAGCGTATCGGTATAATCTTCGGCCACTATCACTTGAATTTCTTGAACCGGAGCTACAGCTGGATGCATCGTAGGAACCGTTGGAGCAACCCCGTTAGATTGCCTAGAATATACCAAAAAGAGAAAAATCCCTATGGCGAACATCAACAGCAATCCCATATTTCCTGTTTGTTTGACCCTTTTTGCCATTATAATATTTCCTTTTATTATATGTTTCTTCTATTTGTACTCTTCTTCGTGATATTGTTTTTCTTTCTAGAAAGCGAAAGAGATGGTTTTGGAGAACGTAAAATTCTGGAAGAAGATGTGCCTATACTCATGCAACAATACGATGTGATAGACAAGACGGTCAAAAACTACAACCGTATCTTCAGTGACTTTTATGTAAAACCGACGAATCCACCAAAATAAAAATAAGCATACATCATAACCATGGATATGAAAGAGTTGTATTTCATGACAACCCATAAAAATATTTTAGAAACCTATCAATTACCTCATACCTTTTTCACATCGCCCGAGAAAGTGTTAGACGAAGAAACCTGTCTCCACGAAATGATTGCAATCTTGGTTCATGAAAAATTGTCCTTCCCAAAGGACAGCTCTGATTTTGGAGAAATGATAGATTCAAAATCAGGCGATTCTATACGTTACCCGCCGGTAGAGATTGTCTCCAAAGGTGTACAAACTCCTTATGTGAACACAAACACAAATCATCCATTGATACGATTCTTGTGTTTTATGCGGGCTTATGCAAGCCATACCTACAAAAAACAAGGAACGTTCCGACTTTATTTCATGGATGTATTTGATGTCTTTTATTCTATAGAAAATCCCCAATGAACATTTCCATGGTAATTACGTTTTGATTGATTAGAATTTCTACGACGTTGGCCATTTTCTCGGAATCAAAAACACCATCGGGAGGGGGTCCGTGCATTTGTAAATAAAGACTGTACCACGGTTTCAATTGAATGTTGGTATTGAATTCCTGACTAATGAAGAAAGCCTCCATGGAAATTTTATCGGTGAACTCTCGCCGAATGTATTCAATCAGTTTTTCTCTAGACATAAGCAACTCCTTTTGTTCGTTACAATCCTTGGTCATAGCCACCAAATCATCGTTTTGTTTCACCGACAAGGTAAACCCGGTCAACATGGAAAACAAACTTTTTTTATAATTTAAAAAGGTGTTCGGGTCATATGTAAAATCTACCAAATCATCTACGTTTGTATTATAATAAAAAGAATCGTTGTTGGTCACCAACATTTGGTTCAAAGCTGCCTTGGTAAATACTTGTTTTAACTCATTATACGACCCCGATGTATAAAGATTTAAATACTGTCTCATTCGGTTTAACATATTACTATACAACAGTTGATAACGAACGACATCTCTTACAATGTCTAAATTTGCATTTTGTCCGGATTGGATTTGTCCATGCAAAGAGACGGAAGTAAATCCAGAGGAACCATCAAAGATACTAGACATCTATACATTATGTCATTCTTAAATATATTTTGTAAGAACGACCCGCAATCGTATTGGTTCCTAATTGTTTACCGTCCGTGACGGCTGGATTCCCCGAACCATTTTTCGGGGTGTAGGTCAACCGTACAGCCATCACATCTCCTGGATGAAACACCACCCAATACGTGTTTCCAGCGAAACCAGACAAATTTACATTATAATCACTGACGTTAGATAAATTATAAGAGTAAGCATCGGATTGTGCCTTCAAGTCGGCCAAGAATTTTTGACCACGAATGAAACTGGAACTATTGGCGGTTGTGTTGGTCGCATCACTCAAGAGATTGTCTACCAGTGTTTTACAGGAAAGTACATACGGGTATTTTGCCGGAATGGAATTCATCCCTCCTGAAGTATTTTCACAATCGCTTGCATTTTTCAACAACTCTGTGAAGGAACTATTAAAACGAGGGTCCATTAAACCCACCCCTTGCAACAAATCTCTTTCATTGCTAAAGATATCCGAAAGGGCATAACCCCCTGTAATGGATTTTGCGGTGAACCTTACATAATCCTGGTACACCGAGGTATTACCTGTGTAAGCTAGGGCAGGATTTGCAAATCCTGCATGAACGTTGGCTTTGGAATAAGAAATATCATAGAAAGGATTTACCCCATCCGTCACACCCAGAGTGGGCGTTCCTATGACACCGTAGGACACATTGTTGATAGGGTCGTTTTCATTATTAATGTTGTCTAAATCGTTGGTTTTGAAATAAAACAGCCGGCTGAAGTTTGCATGACTTACATTTAAGGTGGCTACGGCATCTACGGGAGAAAGTCCGACATTGCTCAACACTTTCTCGAAGATTGCATCCACGGAGAAACTCACGTTCACATCCATTGGAAGAAACTCAAAGACAAAACTACAGTCGGTATATTCAGTTGTGTAGAGAGCCTGCGACTGAGCTCGTAAGTTGGACGCATTGGAGAGAAGAGTCAAACGATTTTCCGCCATTATAATGTATATTTATAAATTTTTCAGGAATAAGAAAATATAAAAAGACTATAATGACCGAACAAGATGAATTGACTAGATTATGTGACGAGATTGCGAGAATGATTCCTTCAGAGACGATGCGTGATACGGCGACTTCTCAATTTAAAGAGTTTATAGATAAAATGAGAGTCAATGGTGTAAAACCTCAGGAAATCAAAAATATTATCAAAGCTTACAATTATTTTAACGGATTGATGGGTGTCACTGGAGACGATGCAACGTCTACAGAAACGAAAAAGAGTGATAGTCAAGTAGCTTCTAAAGAAGAGCGAGCTGAAACAAAGACGGAATCAAAAGACACTATGACAGAATCAAAAGCGGATTCAAAGGAGACTATGACGGATTCAAAGGACACCAACAAGGATGAATCCGAAGAATCTGACATGGTTGAACTCTTGCTTCACTTATCGGATGAAAGCGAACCGAAAGAAAATGTACCTGGTTAACCGGGTTTACGCCATGCGTATCCATCAAAAAAATCTTGTACTGGATAGGTAATCGGCGCACCCTTTTTATTTTTTATCACCGTATTGCTGTATTGTCCATACCAATTCAAGAAGGATTCATATTTGGTTTCAAAGTTTAATCGTGCAAGGTCCAGGTCCGAAATAGAGTCCGGGTTTTGATTTTTGTAAGCCACAAGACCATAGGCTGCTGCTTCGTTATACTGTATCTCATTTGGAACCCTGTATCTTACTACCGGCATGGGCACCTTTAAGTGTTCTACCTGTTTTTTGAGAAAGTCATCGTCGTTCTCAGGAAGACCTTCGTTTGTAAAAGGTTCTTGATGTTTTCCATTCCGATTTCCCATTACTGTATCCATAGATACTTATTTTTTATTTTGCACCCTTACCCTTCGCCTTGCCCGTCTTTTTACGTTCCACCGATGCCTTCTTTAATACCTGCTTAAAGGTCAAACTAGGATTTGCCTTTTTTACTTTCATGACAAACAAATTCCATTCACTTAACTTTCGGGTACGTTTTCGGGTTGTTCTACGCATATAAAATACAACAATATATTTTTCTAAAGGAAATATAGATGTATTTGGTGATATTTGGGTCGGTTGCATTACTTTCCTTTATTTTGATGATGATACTTGAACAAACCTTTTTACTCTCGGTGTTAGTCAGTATTGTGAGTGCACTTTTGATTTCTTCCTCTTTTTTAAGTACAAACCAACAAGATTAATTCTCTTTCTAACATAATGTCTTGTTCTATTATCCTACCCACGTATAATCGGAAGAAGTTTGAAAAACTCATTGAGTTTAATATCAAGTCGCAGACCTATCCAGACATTCTAGAAGTCATCGTAGGCGACGATGGTTCGGATGCCCAACGACTGGAACTAAATATCCCTTATCCCATTGTATACCTTCGCTGTCCAAGGATGAGTATAGGAGAGAAAAGGAATTTGCTGGTGGAAGCAGCCAAAGGCGAATTTATTGCGCATATGGACACCGACGACATTTACTTTCCTTCGTACATAGACACCTCTATCCAACTGATGCAAGAGAAGAAAAAAAATGTAACGGGTACAAGCGATATGATTTTTCTTTTCAAAGATGGTCATGCAGGTTCCATGCGAAATCTGTTGTTGAGTATGGCCAACGAAGCGACCCTTGTGTATAAAAAGTCGTTTTGGGAACAAGGAAAATTCAGTACTGCGCATACCAATGAAGGCATACAATTTTTACAAGGAAGGCATTGGGAAATAGGCCATTCACCCATACAAAAACTAATGATTTGTCTCTGTCATCAAGAAAATACCGTAGACAAAAATGTCTGGAGAAAACCGGACGCCATTCAACTACCCGACTACCGTGCTTATTATCCTTTCTTGAAAGAGATGGGGTTTGCGATAAAAGAATAGAGTAAAAATATAGAAATAGGATATGTACGTGATTTCTTTCCATTCTATTTTTAATGAAAATGCTATTCTATTATCCCGACGGCTGAAAATTCCTTTTGTCACCGAATTCAATCCACAAGACGGGGATGTGGTGATTGTTTTTGGGGTTCATGAACAGGCAGATAAGCTCTATTTTATACAAGCCGCGAAAAAAATTCACTATATCATCTTGCAAACCGAACAGTTTCCAAGTAAAGTATTTGACAATAAATATTACATGGAACTCATTCAACAAAACCCGCTCTTGGATTGGAGTAGATTCAACGTAGAACGCCTGAAATCCAAGTTAGACCTGAAGATTTACTCTTTGTATTTTTACGATTTTATCACGCCGGAAACCCCTGAGTGGGATTCAAGACCCATTGACTTTTTCTTTTGTGGTGCAGCCAATCCAGAAAGAAAAGAGATGTTGGACACCTTCAAGAAAGAAAATCCTACC